TCTTCAATTTCTTCTACTTCAACTTCTTCATGATCCATTGGGATCTCCTTATTGTAATGCCAAGAATTCAGTCTTCTTGAGCGTGTCATCAACTTCAGTTACTACAGTGGTCATATCACTATCAAGTTCATTGACCATTCGTCCATATGTGCCACTTGTGGAACCAGCGGTTGCCTGAGTCCAGACTCTTGCTGCGATATCTTCCTTCGTCGCAGGACTAATTGCGATATCATCAATCACAGGAGTGTTTGTGATCACAGTTGACTTAGAGATAGATGATCGAGTGAACGTCACTGTCACATTCGATTCTGGTACAACCGGATTCTGACCTGCTTCTCTTGTGAATATGTTTCCGATAATATCTAGGGAATAACCAACACTGGATTGCCAGGGTTTAATCCGCCATCCGTTCTCTAGGAACACCGTGACGTCCAAGAATTCTTGGACCAATTCATCGCCTTCTTGTCTCTCGGAGAACTGGGCACCACCATCAGCAGTTAATCCCAAGCGCCACTTCATGTTTGGCACGTCATCGTATGGGCGAACACCCATCCATTCTTTGTAGTTGGAGTAAATGTCCACCCCCACATCTAGAGAAGTAACACCTTCGTTAACTCTAATCCACTTCCGTAACCCATCAAAGGTTACTTTTTGGTTACCATACACATGGTTGGCTGGGTCGTAATCTTCCCAGAATTCCCATGAAGCGTTTCCGAAGGCCAGATTCATTAGTTCTTCACTTCGTTGAACACCATCGAAAGAGTGAGTCTCGCGGGTGTGGTCTTAACCAACCGTTGTGCACAGAGTATGTAGTTTCTCTGAGAACCGTCTGCTCTACCCTTGAGCGAATTTGCGCCATACGTGAAATTTTCACGGAACCCTTCCAAATTTGAGGCACCAGAAACTAATCCAGTCCAGATGAGGTTTTTTTCCAAAAAGGTTGCCGAATCAAGATCGAAATTTATCTCGAAGTCAGCAGTTGGCGCTGGCGATTGCCATGGAGCAGACGTACTAACACCAGCATCTTTGTACATATTCAATCGAATGAACGCATCGGCAGCGCCACCACTGTCCATCGCGAAGGCATGTAGTTGACTTGGTATACCAACAGAATGATCGTCCATTTTGTTTCTGATCGCCATCAATGGGACATTACCAGAAGAATCAACGCTGTATCCAAGTGTTCCGTCTGGACCCTGGTCGGATGTCACCGATCGTGGAATCCCAAGATTGTGTGGATCGACATCGTGCTCTGTCGAAACAACAGCACAAGTAAATCTCATTTCTGAAGAGGATCCAGCTGGCCCAGTATTTTTTTGTTCTATTCGAACAGGCAGTGATGCTGTCTGGGCCCATGGACGTGGATTAATATTGGCGTTGTAGTTTCTGTGACAGGCAATGCGCGTACCGCCGATCACAAGACCCACTTCAACCACACCTGCACCCAACCAGGCCATGTCGATGTAATAAAGATTTATTGCACTTGGGTCTAGTGCCACAACCGTAGAATTCGAACCCCCTCCCCCGCCGAGCAGGGTGTCTACGTTCCAGTCTGATTGTGGTATAATGGTATCAACTACGCTGCCTGTCACCGAAGAACGAATCACAACATTCATTGTGGTTCCGTTGAGTTCAAAGAACACACCATTCGCGTCAGTGTAATAACCCCACCTCCGTCTCACGTTCGCTTTACCAGTATCGCCATTCGCAACACTCATCAGAGCGTGGTGAGACTGCCCTGGAAAGTAGTGGTGGAACAAGTCAGATGTGTGTTGCGCTATAGCGCCATCGGTTGTGGGAGTAGAGAGGAGGACAGACACTGCGTCTGTATCGTACCCAACAGACCCACCTGCAGAATCGTACGATGTCCATTCCTCACCATCTCTGTTACCTGCTGGGAATATGTGTTCGCCCAGAATAGTTTCTTGAGAGATTCGAAGTTTACCAAACGTGTCCAATGAAGCAGGACCATCACTAAACCTGACGTATGCAGAACCAGTGCCGTCGATCAACTGTGTGTGAGATGGGTTGTCGCCTGATGCCAACACATTACTGGGAGCATATAGCACATACCCAGTATCAGCAACGTTGGCGATAGTTACTGCATCAGTCTGGAGATTCTCTCCCAGTGTGAATTCTTTATTATCTTCTCTTGTCGCCTCATCGGGTGTGATGACTAGAGTGCCTGTTGTACCATCAACAGGCCTGTGGTATGACACCGTACCAGAAGCAGTTGAAGACACACCTGTAACCGTGATACCTTCAAGTATTGGTTGAACTCTGTTATTGTATCGTATTTCAGTATATGGTACGACCGTCAACCGGTTTCCGGTGCTCTCTGGCGGGATTCTTGAATATCGGCGTTCACCTGCCATTTAACTGTCTCCAAATAATTTGCATATGCATCAGTCTATTTATACGGTTAAGGATTGTCATAATTCCTATCATCTGATTGTTGGATAGGAATGGTCGTGGTCGACGCGCTGAAGTTCAATATGTATTCGGGATCAGAACCAATTCTGAACACGAGAATGTCCAATGCCTTTCCAGCAGTGGTCGCAAATGTTGACGAAGAACCAATCTTTTCTACTGTGACAGTTTCCTCAGTAGGAGCATAACCCAACTGGGATTCAACTGCTGGTTTGTCGACAACGTTAATAGAGTTTGTTGTTGGGGTTCCAACAACTTCGAACGTGTCAAACACCAACAGATCAGATCGATCTGTGACTCTAATGGCGTCGCCAGAATTCAAACCAATCGTGGTAAAGTCGGTGGAAGTTGATGATATGGTTATCACATCCCCAGCAGCAGAGTCGTAAGTTATATCTGTTCCCGTCACAGCAGCAACTGTCTCAACTGTTGTGACAGTCACTGGTGATGCTACATCGTCAGAGAATGGCGATGGGTTCTCGAGAACAAGAATTTCACTATTACCCAAGATTCCAGAAAGAGTGACATTTACAGAGGCAACGATCGATACCTTTCCGCGAATGCCATCTGAGTCAACGGTGGGAACATCACCACCGATAATGTTGACTGTTATCGGAACACCGGTGTTGTTAATCAGCGCCTCATTTCCGGTTGTTCCGGAAGTGCCCGCATACCCAGCAAAGGTTATGTTATTGAAGTCAAAACTCTCACCGGAAGTCGCACTGTCCATGGATATGGCATGACCGCTTCCAACGGAAGCGAAGGATATCCCAGACACATTTGTGAGGTCGATAAAAGAAACTGCAGCAGAGTCCTTTCCGGCAGCGATAGTATTGTTTTTGAATTCTGTTCGACCAACGTCAATTTGACCGCATCCGGTGAAGTTGCATTGGAACACTTCATGTGCAGAAGCACCAACGTGTGTTGCAAATTTTATGTCGTAGAAGTTTCGAAACCCCGAGGCATATAATCCAAGGGTGGATACATCTGAGTCTGAGAAATCTATATTCGCGTCAACTCCAGCTGGAACAACAAACTGACAACCATCGCCACCAGTACCGGTTCCTGTGCGCGTACCAAAGGTCACCTCGGTTGTGTTACTAGAACCCGAAGAAGTTTTTAATCCAAGTCTAGGTTGATCTAGTGCGGCCCCAGAAACTGTCGCCAATCCTCTGTCCTCGAACAGAAAGGTAATGCCCGTTTCGATAAAATCTAAATCGTTTCCACCTGTTGCAGAATCACCAAAGGTTATCTTACCTTGGCAACTGTATGCACCAGCACCCAATGTTCTAAGAATTCCAGCAGACCCAAGATCAACACCCGATCGGTCAATTGCAGTAATATCTGCGAATGTGGAAATAGCAGTTGCACTATCAGCCATGACCTGGATACCATTATTGATATCGCTGTCGGAATATTTGATAATGTCTGAATAGCAGTTTATCAAACCACCTTTTGCAGCAGAGATTGTGGTGAATGCGTGTCCAATTGCTCCAATAGTAGAGAGCGTTGGGGCAGTATCATTACCCACAGAAGTGAATGTCGCTGCGGGAAGATTCTTTGTGTCGAGCAGAAGACACTGCCAGTCCGGAAGATCGTTCTCATGCCGGAAACCAACTTTATCGTTTCCCGCCAGACCATATGCCTGTCTGTTTGTTCCATCACCGATTTGCAGACCAACGCCTGGGTCTGCAGCATCGGATGCCGCCATAGCACCCTGTGTGATCACCCAACCATATACAAGACCACCAAAAGTGCCACTGAAATCTGCATCAGTTCCACTAAACGTATTATCGGCATATATATCTTCGGTAGAGGCGGAAACGGGCATACCAATTGATGCTGTTGCTTCTATTGGTGCAGGGTCAGCCGTTACAACGTCAGTCTTGGCGTTCGTGGTAGTGAACGTCAAATTAGTTTTGGCGTCATATGGATCCCAAATTATCCGCAGATCTCGTACCAGTGTAGTCATTAACCTGTCTCATTCAATATTTCTTCGGGATCGTCGAGTATTTCTTCGACTTTACCAACAAGGCCTTCGTCCATTTCCTTTTTGAATGCGAGAACTTCGTCTAATTCAAACTCCCAGACAGGGTCACGTTTGCCGTCCACAAATTGGACTGTGCCATCATCATTGTAGATGATATCGTCATCGGGGTTTACAATTGCTTCAAGACGTTGTTCGTTGTTTGCGATATACAAAACTTCATCTGGAGTCCTGTTGAGAATTCCGGATGCTTGTTCTAACGATACTTTCATAATAAATCTCCTGTAAAAAAAAGGTTATAACCCACGGACAATACTTATACGTGGGTTATAACCTGTGTCACTTACCTACTATGGGTTGGCGTAGTTTCTTTCCAAAGCGGATACAATAGAGAACGTTTGCGTTGCCGATCGTTCAATAGTCGTCGTAACCTCCACGAAAGAACCATTACCAAGACCGATCGCTCGGATAACGATGTTAGCAGGGTTGTTGCCCAAAGTATCACCAGCAGTTTTATCACCCTGGGTATTACCCTCAAAGTCGTAAGAGAAAGACTGAGTTGTCGCCCCACCCAACAATGTCCCAGTAACACCACCGGTTCCTGGCGTTAACGTACCCGCAGAGTCGACCAGTAAAGCATCAGGAGAGTTGATTGGGTGCTCATCAATACTACCAGAGAACGAAGAGTCAGCAATCGTCAAGTTATCGTAACTGATAACAGAGAACGCGCTAGTGCTCGGCGCAACAACGTCAGTGACTTTATAGATCTGGTTGTTGTTAAAGTCCGTTGCACCATTAACTTTGATGTAATCTCCGGTTGCTGGATCAGTAGGATCGCCGCCAGTATAAACTACTGTGAAGTTTGCACCCGCAGAAGTAAAGGTGGCAGAGTCAATCCCTTCGTACCCAGGAGGGAATGTAGCTGCAGTACCCGCACCGCCAATAACAAAGTCAGAGACCGAAGTTCTTCGTGTTCTAGCAAAGAACACAGAGAAGGTTGCATCTGCAGAGTCACTAACAATCGTGTCCGAGAACGCGAGTGTGTATCCAGCAGTAAACGGGAACAACCGGTTTGCTAACGATGGCGTTGGAACCGCAGAGTCAGACCTGAATGCCAGATCGTTAATGTCCGCAGCGAAGAAGTTGACGATCGCAGTACCAGAGGCAGTTTCGCTTACCAGACCACCACCACCTGGGTTTGTTGACGTCTTAGTGATCAGTGTTGGACCAACAAACTCAAGAAGTTCATCTTGAAGTCGACCAACCTGCGTTCCAGCAAGATCACCTGGGATGTCAGAGTCTTGACGCAGACGATACTGGACCCATGAATACAGTTCCTGCTTTCGCAGAGATCCGTTTACGTCTGGGGAAGTACCATCGATAGTAATACCGAAAGGGTATGGACCACCAGAGAGATCCTGTGCATAACCAAGTGTGTTTGATTGCACACTAGTAGCAAGATAGTTCACTTTAGCAGAATCATACTTTGTGGCGATTGCAGGAGTAGAAGCACCAGCACCATCGACCGTTGTATCGTTTGATACTGGATCAGTGATCCCGAGGTCTGACACAGATGCGTTAAGGTCGACACCTTCAGCAAGTGGGAAACGCTGTACATTGTACGGCAACTCACCACCGGCCGCCAAACCGATATCGCTTGTCCTTGTTTGACCATACGTCTTACCCTCAACACGAATGAACACCGTTAGGATATCGGTAAGGTTATTCTGTGCAGCGCCATCTGGCAAAGTACCATTGTCAAATGTCTTGACTGCTTGGTTAACTGGACCTGGATAGTCAAACACAACAGGAGCAGCAGTGGTTGGTGCAACCGGAAGTCTTGTGGTTGCATCGTAAAAAGCGAAATACACTTGGTCTTCATTGACAGCACCGATTGTACCTGTTTGGGAACCATCGATGTTACCCAGTGTAATTACACCCATGTACTGCTTCTCGAGCGTAGCGTTGTCTGCTAGATATTCTCTCCATCCAGCAGTTCGAATCAATGAACGTGATACGTCCGAATCAGGTTTCCAACCATAACGCCACTCAAACTGCTCAGGCGTAATAGCGATGAAGGGGAAAGGATAAGACAGCAAACTCTTGCTGTTAGGGTCATTCTTCCATTCTTCCTTACCGAATGAATATAGTGCTTGCATAGAAACGCCTGTCTCGTCAAGCACCGGGCCCTTATTAGGATTTCCACTGGCAGCATTGTTTCGGACTATGACGTTTCTAGTAGCAACGTTGAAGAAGATATTTTGCGCAGAGTCCGTCGCGGCATCTCGCAAATTATCTGGATCTATTACCGTTGGCATTGGGTGTATCTCCTAATTATTATTCTTATTGTTGTTAATCTTGTCTCAAGGACAGACCATTCAGTTATTTATACTTATGAATATGCGTATGTTGCTCTATCGTTCCAAATCTTATCGAAATTGGCATCACCAGAAGCCCAAAGTATATTGATATCTTCACCAATCTCTTCGACTCTCTTAATTCTCCACAGCGCAGTACCGACGGCAACTCCAGGATCGGCCTCTCCGATGTACGTGATGTTCGCTTCAACATCTATTAATCTATTGTATTGAGTTTCCACTTCCGTCCTTATCTGGTCCGCCAATCTATTTGTTATGTCTACAAAACTTTCGACGACAAACATTTTCTTTGTTGGGTCGTAGATTAGAATACTGTCGCCAATGACTGTATCTAGTTTCGTTTTCTCGACATCAGCGTTATCTAGAATCTTATATGAACCACCACCACCAGCGAAACTCGAGAGTCTCTTGATCTGGTGTTCCACATTCTTATTTATTTTATCTTGGTTGTCACTTACCCGTTCATTGAAGGCCTTGAGGGCATCTTCGAATTCCTTACGATAATCGGGAGCGGGTTCGCCCTGTTCTCCCCGTTCTCCCTGTAAACCTTGTGGTCCAGTATCTCCCTTTGGTCCAATCTTACCGTCTGCACCCTTCTCGCCTCTCTCTCCGGCATCTCCTTTGGCACCGGTAATACCAGTAGACCCTTTAGGACCGACCTCTCCTCGCGCTCCTGGAGCGCCCGAGACACCCATAAGTCCTTGCTCTCCCTGCTCACCTCGGACTCCATCTGCACCGTCATTCCCCGCTGGTCCCTGCAGTCCTTGTGGTCCGGTCGCACCTTGAGGGCCTTGTCCACCCTGAACCCCAACAGGTCCAGTTTCACCCTGAATACCCTGTTCACCTTTCGGTCCAGTTTCACCAATTAGACCCTGTTCGCCATCCTTACCGGCATCACCAGTCTCTCCCTTCTCACCCTGTGGTCCAGTTTCACCCTGTGGTCCAGTTTGACCCACATCACCCTTTACTCCTTTGTCGCCTTTATATCCCTTTGGACCTTGAAGTCCTTCTGGTCCTGGGATGAGGACTGTTTCCTCAAACGTCTTGGCGAGTTTGGATAATTCGTGTTTGGTGTACGCTATATTAAATGCAGTTACGACTGCAGGTGCATCACTTGACATCTCGGTTAATCCTCAGAATTAACTTTGTTCATAAATTCAACTAGTGCTTCTGTGAGTTCGTCTTGCCCATCTGGAACGTATCTTGCCTCGTTTTTATTCAATTCCTTTGTGAGTTGACCAGTCAATGCAGTTGGTTCCGCGCTGTCCTTTGATGGTGCTGGTGGTTTTGCAGGTTTCTTGGTTTCAGGTTCTTTCGGTTCCTTTGGACCACCAACTGGCGGGTTTGGAACTTCTTCCTCTTCTTCTGGAGGATTGTCGATTGCTTCCTGTTCGAGATCTTCTGCCATGGCATCGTAATCTTCATCAGACATCCGAAGGATATTCTTAGAGACCCATTCCTTGCTGTAGTACTGACCGACAAACGGTTCGATCTCGCCCAGTGCTGCGATCCTTTCTCTGAAGATTTCGAGTTCTTTCAGTTCGGTGAAGTGATTGTCTCGAACAAAGGAGACAAAGATGTCGTCTTTCCAGTCTTCCCAGTCTTGCTCTGTGATGATACCTTTAAGGATAAGTTGCTTCTTAAGGATACCAAGAAATACCTGAGAGAACTTTCGGCGAAGTCTGTCAACAAACTTCTGGAACTTCAACTCATCTCTAGTGATCTCTGTTGACCGACCTAGAGAGAACTGTGACTCTTGTTCCAGTCTGTTGACAGGAACGTTCAATGATCTATACAGTTTCTTCTGGAAGTAAATGATATCGTCGATCTGTCCTAGATTGTCTCCTCCAGGAAGTGTGGATATCTCTGTTCCCCTTCCACCTTCACGGCGAGGCAACCAGAAATCTTCCAGCATTGACATTTGTTTACGATCGTCCTTGAGTTCGCCGGTGCTTGCATCATAGACCAGTTTGTTTCTGTATCTAGACATTATGTCTTGCATGTATTGCTCTGCTTTACCAGTAGCAAGGTTGCCGACATCGATGTAAAAGATTCTTCGCTCGGGTGCTCGTGCGAGACGATAGATGACAAGAGAGTCTTCCATCCATCGTAGTTGGTTGATTGCCTTCAATGCTTTATGGAGATGCGAAACAACTTTCTTTCTTGTTTCGTCTAACAGTCCGGAGGTAACATAACTAACTGCGTCAGTAGATAACTTGACAGCATTCTTCTGCATTGAAACCTGATTGGCACCATTCTTACCAACAAACTTCTCGTAGACAAAGAACTCATTGATTTCGTCAATGATTTCTACGTTGGAACCGCTGGTGTCTTTCTTGTACTTGACCTGCTTGACCTTCTTGATCTTCATTGCGTCAATTGGTCTGATCTCTTTGATCCCTTCTTTCAACTTGCTCTTATCGACCACAAGGTGGTGCACAATTCTTCCGTCAATGTACCATGAACGGAACATGTCATGACCGAGGTCGTTAAACTTCAACATGGACACAATTCCGGCGAATTCCTCGGTTATATTTTTCTTAATTGTTTCTGATGCTTCTATATCGTCCAGAGAAATTTCTACAGACGATTTGAGTTCTGATGCTGAGATAGATTCGTTGACAACTTCTTCAATTGCCATGTCCACTTCTGGGTGGACCGATACAGCACGATATTTTTGTATGAGTTCTCTGTTATCTTTGGCGGTTGCGCCATCGATGTTTAGAACCTGACCATAATGTGTTCCGGATGCAGTGACGTATCCAGCACCGTCCTCATCTGTTGGAGGAACGATAGATTCTAGGTTCTTATCCTCTTTCTCTTTCTTGGTTCGCTTGATCTCGAAACCAAACAACCGGACACCTTCTGGACCATCACTCATTATATTCTATTCCCACCTAGATTACCTTTATTTATTCGTCCTTTAACCCAATGGATTCCAGGAGTCTCTATGGAACGTTTGTGCCTTGTTCCGTCGTTCCACCAACTAGTGCCAGAGGTAGACTTTCCGCATGGATGTCGGTCGTATTCCTTACCGGCAAGAGACTTAGATATATTAGACTTTCTTTCTTCGGTGAAAGGAACTCCAACATTGTAACTCATGCCTTGATGCGCTTCTGCTATCCTTTGTTTGGTTTCTTCTGAATGCTTCTTACCAAACATTGGATTATCGATACCACGGTTCTTTCCTGTCTTTGGATTATTCCCCGTAGTGAACCCCTCACCACCTTCTCTCATGTTGTAACAAAGAGAACTCTCGTGGTGTGTACCAACTAGTTCCAATTCCTTTCTGTAACACTCCAACTCATCATCAGTAACAAACAAAGTTTCTCTAATGAAATTGTCGCGACCATATTTCTTTATCGCCTGTTTAATGGCAATGCCCGAACCAAGATATCCATCGAATCCTTCATCATGCTGAGAATGCTTGCCAATGTAGAACCTGCCGTTTATCTTGTTTACGGTTTTATAAACTATGTGTATCATATATTTCTCCAATTAGATTAGAAATTTGAACGGGGACTATCTCTGAATTGGCAGAGAAAGAGAGCAACTTCGATTCGCCCCCGATCAAAAGGTTACATCAACTTACGACGTTACGCCGTCTGCTTCCCAGTATTGCACCTGGAGCTCACACGTGAACTCTTCAATTGTGTCGTTAGTATCATAACTAACTTCAATTTCAGAAACGTTGGTAGGAAAGCATCCTCGGAAGTCATACTTCTTCAGACTTTCTCCATTTTTGTCCAACTGCTCAACCGACATGTCGGCTTGATAGTCAACAGGATTAACCAGACCACTATTTGCTTTGTGCTGGTTAATGCCATTCATCCATCGTTCCATTGCATCTCGGATAACGAAGTTTGTGTCGTTGATGATAGTTACTGTCCATGGTTCAAACGTGCGGTCACCGCCGACTTTCAGAACTCGACCACGGAAAGGTACTTCAATCAATCCAATGGTGGAACCTGGAAGTGAAGCAGTCTTACACATGAACGAACTGAGTTCGACATCGCCGCCAGCAAACCCTGGGAAACCCAGAGTTGCTTTGAACAAATTCGGACGAGCGCCACCACCTTGTAGTTTTGCTTTGAAATCATCTACACCTAATACAGCCATTTTTATTCTCCTAAATTAAACTGTGCCAACGACTTCAGAGAAGTCAACACCAGAACGGACAGCAACAAAGTTAAGAATAACATAGTTGATAGATCGTGCAGGTTTAACGAAGACGTCAAACACAAACTCATTCCTATCTACCACTGCTGGCGTATTATTAGTTTCATCACATACTACACGAAAATCTGTGATGCCCCTTTGTCCTTGCACTTGGCGAAGGAATGGTTCAACAATACCAACAAACTCTGCTCTTGTGAATTCATCGTTGAATTCGAACATTACGTTTCTTGCTGCTGCACCAATTGCTCTTTCAATGGTCAAGAACAAACGTCTGACGTTAATACGATCAAACGCAGAAGGTCTTGATTCCTTGGTCTTATCACCAAACAGGATTGGACCTTGACCTGGGATATTAACAATCGGGTTAATACCGTTCTTGTACAATGTATCTCTTTGCGACTTACTGGCAGAGTATGCCAATGATGTTACGCCGAGATAGTTTCCTCTACGATTTCCTGCAGGAGAGAACCATGAAGCAGCAACCTGATCGGTGTTTGCCATGATACCCGCAGTACTTGCTGCAGCAGGAATGCTCACATACTGGTCATTGTATTTATCGTAAACCTTGAGATAATTGTTATCAAGGAACAGATAAGAAGAAGCAGTCAGTGTGTTGGCAAATGTTACTGTATCAGTAGCAATTGACGTTGCTGCGTTACCCACAACCGATGCTCGGTTTGGAGAGGCAGTAACAACACAATCTTTTCGACCAGCTTGAGCAGTGGCGATCAGATCGTTCACTACAGTTGTTTGGTCTGCTTCGACTGCCAGTCCTGGAGCGATCAAGAAGTCAACAGTGATTTCTTCAACATTCTCAAAGTTATCAAACCCTTCAAGATATTGTGAAGTTCCAAGAGCAGAACCTGCTGCGCCATTAGAAAGACTGTATGTCTTGACTGTGTCATCAGTAATACTGAAGTCAGTATTTGCAGCAGCACCCAACGTATAAGAACTGGCAGCAGCATCAGAGTCTTGGTTAAGACTTACACCGTGCACATATTCAGAACGCCTTCGGATAACATCAAGGACGTGGTTGTTTGTTCCGTCATTTGTCTTTGCGTCAGTAGCAGCAGAAACAAAGGCGAACTTCTCGAGAATTGCACCTGGAGTACCAGAAATAGTACCGTCGTCATCTAAAACGATGACATGCATTTCGTCGTTAGATCCACTAACACCACTAGCATATGCTGAAGTGCCTGGAGCAGCATCAAACTCATCGTTGTATGCCCAAGCATCGTATACCGCATCGCCCGAATCAAACGGACAAACTTGGACACTTATGCTGTTACCAGCAGTGCCTGCATA